GGCCGGTACAATGTCTGCGATTTGCACTATTCTTAACGTTGTTAAAGATCCGCGGCGGCTTACTCTTGTTGCCGAAACTGTTGCCGAACTAATGAAATCGCACTGTGTTATGGTTTTTGCGGAACTCCGCGATGTGTTGCCAGAGTTGCGCGATGCCCTTTTAAATGTCATGCCTGAAGACGCTTTATATGTTCCGGAAATTTTAAGGGGTGGAAGTAATGAACAAGACATGGCCCGTGCAAAGCAAGCGCGTGTAGTGCTTACCACTTACGGATATTCTAGGCGAGGCGTGTCAATTACAGACATGACCGCATTAGTTTTAGCAACACCGAGAAAAAGCGGACTTACGCAAATTATCGGGCGCATTCTACGGCGCGGCTCAGATGAGTCAATAACGCGGCAAATTGTTGACATCATCGACATGAAAAACGGACTAAAATCCCAATTTACTGAGCGCAAAAAAATATATGCGACTAAAGGATATCCGATAACAACTATTTCAGTAAAAGCCGCCGACAGTTAAATTAAACGAGCTTAAACATTCATCATAACAATGTTTGAGCGTGTATTTTTTGCTTATATGTTGCTTCCGGCGCATAATAAAATGCATGTCCAATTAACAGAACACGAAAGTAACGCGTTTGTTAAAAGCATAATGGGGCGGCAGGTCTTTAATATTACAATAACAAAATACGTAGATTATTGGTTAAATGAATGTGAGAAATTAAGCGGCGCAGAATGTAAAATTAAGTGCGTTTTTAAAAAATATCATTGCTATGGTAAAGTTGGCTGGCGCGCTGAATTTGTCGAACTAGAAAGAGCAAACCCATAATATAAATATAAATGGATAAATTAATTGAAATGCCGGACAATCCGCCTATTGGGTGGCGCACTAAAATAATTGCTCCTAAGGTCTTAAAATTAACGGCCGCCGCGAACTGCGCTTATCTTTTCCAGGGCAATATAGAATTTAAATGGCCTCTAACATTGCGCGCGGTAACCATTGTTGCCACATATCTTGCGCCTAATTTATGGCATTTTGTTATTGTATAATTGGTATTAATATATTGGCAATGGCATCAAACTGCGAGCTCGTTCATAATAGTACTAATTATTCGGCTTATATCACTTCTAAACTCCAAAAAGCTTATGATACATATAAAAATTCAACAGACACCGACACGTACAAATGGACTGGTATACTTAAATTTTACCAATACGTTATTAAACTAATAATTGGTAACCCCGAATACTGTATCGGTAAAAATTACAATGCGCGCGGCCTTTTAATGTACGCCGCTATGGGCATGGGAAAAACGCGCGCCGCAGTTGCCGCCGCTTTAAGTATGGCCGATAATCGCCCCGTTATTATTATGCTTCCAAAATCTCTTCAAAGCAACATGACAAATACTATTGAACAGGTATGTAATATGTTGGGCGATAAACGATTTACCGCGGAGGATTTATTAAACCGCTTTTCCTTTGTGTCGTTGGACGCATATAACCTAGCCAAGCAGTTAAGTGCAGCCGGCCGGGGAAAACGCCACCCAGGCACCGGGCAGCTACAGCGCGAAGGGCTTGACGGTAAATTATTAATAGTCGATGAAGCCCACAACTTATTTCGTTCAATAATCAATAGCGGAGCAACTGAAGACGCGTCAAATGCTCGGCAAGTTTATGATTTAATAATGAAGGCCAAGAATTTAAAACTATTATTTATGACCGGAACGCCAGCCGCTAAAGACCCCTTCGAAATAGTACCCTGTTTTAATATGCTTGCGGGGTGGCCCATATTGCCCGAGCGCTATGACGCGTTTTATGATGCTTTTATTGATGGGCAGACTGTCAAAAACGGCGACAAGTTGGCAAATTTATTAACCGGAATGGTGAGCCATGTATGCCATTCGATGCCGACTGAACCAGGAATGTTATTGGAGCCAAAGCAGCCAGGCGATGATGGGTGGTTTCCAGTTGAAAAGCCCATTGAAGTTGTCGAAGTTGAAATGTCAAAACCTCAGTATCTTGCTTACTTGGTTATTAGGGAGCGCGAAATGAGGGAAACACAAAATAAAAAATCGTCAAATAGCGTATCCACTGCACCGCTATCACTGCCCGGCAAAACGTCCAACGTGATTAGTACATATTACGTAAAATCAAGAACAGTAAGCACATATTACAATGACTCTGAATTAAACACAATAGTACCCGATGAAATTCACAGCCCTAAATTAACAGCCGCCGTTAAATTCATTAAAGAGGCGCCGGGCCCTGTTCTTGTTTATTCGCAATTTGTAGAATCTGGCGGATTAAATGCACTTGGCGCATATTTGGAAGCCGCCGGTTTTAGCGGCTATAAATTAGAATCTGACAATATTAACTTAGCGGCTAACATAAAAAACACTAACGATATTATTGGGGGCGGCATAGTTTTTGATAAATACGATTCGGCCGCCGAGCTTGACGCCCTTAAAACGCTAAACGTGACCGATACAGATATAATAAATATCATTAAGGCCGGCGTTCATACAGTAAAATTGGCGGATATTCAGTATGCGCCCGAAAAAGAGGCGCAAAATGGCGCGGCCCTTGATGTTTATGAATCTCGCGGCCTTTTTGGAATGGCCTCAACGGCAATCGCTCTTATGTATTTTAAAACCAGATCATATAAATGCTGCCCAAAATCCGTGCGTCATATTTCGCACTTTATTCAGGAAACAAATAAATACCCCGACTTATTTATATGCAACTGCGGCGGAAAATGTCAAGATCCAGACGCCAAATATTACAGCCGTGTTGCTAATGTTGATAATCTTCCACGGGCGGTTGCTGCACTTTATAAGCCCCCTTTTACTGGCGAACAAATGCAAGCGCTGTGGTTTGCCGATGCGGCTGCAAACCTAATAAGGCCCGAACAGGTCGGCACGCGATTTAATAATTACATAAATAAAATAAGGACATGGGCGACAGCTTCGACCGGTTACGACCGCTGTTATGATTGCGCGGCACACGAGGCCATATGGTCTGAATTTGAGAATTTTGCCGGCGTTGAATATGATGCAAACTGGGTAAACGAATATGTTGATAACTTTGATAAATTCGACTATTTTTATAATTGCCGCTGCAGTGGCGAAAATATTTGTGTTGGTAAAATGCATGGCCTAATGCGCAACAAAACCAGAGCGGTTCGCGCACTTGCTATTAAAAATGCCGGAAAAATAACCCCGGTCGAAACGGCCACCGCGGCCAAATATATTCAAATCGCGGATTCTTTGTTTTCTTCAAAATACTTGTGGGAGGCCGCAGCCACGTATAGAAAATTTTACGTTTGTGACATAGCAAGCGCGCTAACCCATCGACCGGATTTAATATATGCCGTACTTGAAAAGAATAAAGATATTGGGCGCGACAAAATAGGTGTGATCGGATACTTTCTTAATAATGGCGGTCTCAATATAATTGAAGGTCTCGAGCTTATTGCGCGCAATTTAATTGATGGCATACCCACGATCGTAATCAAAATAATTACGCGCCGCGAATTAATTGAAAGCTATGCGGGGCAGACTGACCAAATTAAAAATAATGAAGTATCATTTCCCGTAATTGAAGGCGCCGGCGAAAATGAGACAATTAGCGGCAAACAGCAATATGCAATAATTTCGGGCGGCGTTAGTGTCCGCGACCGTCAGCGCCTACAAGACATTTTTAATTCAGAGGATAACAAATATGGCGAAAAAATAAAAGTTATTGCGATTTCTAAAACCGGCGCTGAAGGTCTTAATTTAAAAAATATATCAATGGTTATACACCTTGAGCCATATTGGGACATGGCCCGCCACGAACAAGTATTATCGCGCGCCGTCCGTATGGGCAGCCACAATATGTTACCCAAACACGAGCGCGTTGTTAGAAATATTATTTTAATGGCCAAAGCAAATGCGTCAATATTGGAGGGCCTATCGAATAAAACCGAAATCGAAACCATCGACCAGCGCTTTTATGCAGCCGCAAAGGAAAAGAAAGTTTTAATTGAAAGCATACGTGACATCCTTAAACGCGCATGTATTGAATGTAGGTTATTTGGTTATCCTGGCTGCTATTCATGCAGGCCGACCGATGAGAAGTTATACGGTTATGATAATGATTTAACGCGGCCGAATCCATGCAGTTTAGAGGTTGAACGGGAGGCCGATGTTTTGCCCATTGAAGGCACCGAGTATTTTTATGATGACGATAACATTTATGAGTTTTCGCCCAAATTGGATGCCTATGTTCCTATATCTTCGGCAGATCCAAGATATGCCGACCTTAAAGAATTAATTAATGGATGATTCGCCCTGAAGGGCCAAATTAGCCATACGTTCGCCATTAATCAAAGCCGCCCCCACATTGGCCGCGTTTGATGCGATTCCCTTGGAAAATATAAATGCGCCATAGCCAAATACGTTTGTATATTTCAGTGCTTGGTTTTTTAATTTATCTTGTGTTAGCCGTAAATTAAACATTGGATAATTTTTAGCGTCAATCCAATGTATTAACGTGTTGCCATCGGCCGCGCTTGGATCTAATAAAGATAATGCCACGGGCTTAGTTAAAAAGAAGTCTGGCGTTAGTTGAGATCCTTCGTTTTTTAAATCTTGCTCTGTTTTAAATTCTATGTTAAGTTTCTTAAGATAGTTTTCAATGTCCTTTTCATACTGGTCGGCAACTAATTTAGTTTTTTGGTTAACCAATGGGCTTGTTAAATCGAGCGCTTCAACTTCGCTGTTTCTGATGCCAAGCAGTGTTAATAAATAATGTGGGGGGAGTTTATATTTAGCGGCTACATTTAATATATGGGCGGTATTGGGCGAATTTCCCAATTCGGCTTTAATTGCCGAAATGTTATGTTCGGTTTCTCTTATTCGCCGATTCCTTAAATATGGTAATTCCATTGTCCTTACACTACTTACGTGACTAGCGGTAAACCTGCTATTAATTTTTTTCGCACCGGCATTTAGTGACCCGTCATATGGGCCGAATGTTGGGATTGCATTAATACTGCGCCAAACGTAGTTTACAAGTTCGTCAGTATTATCATATGGCGCATTGCTTATTTCGCCATGGCCAATATAAGTATTATAGAAATTTACTGGGGCGCTCATATCCATAAGCGAACGTTTTAACGCGGGTACATTCATAATAACAATGCACGCAATAATTGTTAATAATAATATAAAAATAATAACGTACGGCATTTGAAATAATGATAATAGTAAGTATTTAATAAGCGAGAAAATGGCAGTGCCTAGAAAACATATGTTCGAAATGTTTCCGCCCGCAATGCATAGCACAAAATTAGACATATTTAAAGCGCCGTTCGTAGACCAAGAATTAACGACCGCTTGCGAATTATTCGCCGGATGTCTATCAACAATGCGCCCCGCCGTTAAAGAATTTATTAAACATATAATAACCAAGCCCGAGCCAATTAATTTAATTTATAACCCCGCCGAGCAAATAATATCGCCATACGCTTATGAACGTTATCGTTTCTATCCAGGCACTGAGCCAACAACACTTGAAAAAATATTTAACTGCCACCACGGCCAGCGCAAATTATTTTTAGCAGAGGCGATGGTTATATATCAGGCAGTCAAGGCACTTGGGCCGAAAATTCGCATTGTTTATGCGGGCGCTGCGCCTGGCCACCATACCGTGCATTTGTTTAGTTTATTTCCGGAAATTGAATTGCATTTATACGATCCAGCGCCGTTCGATAAAGAGTTATCAAAGGATTCGCGCGTAACTTTATATAATGAATTCTTTACTGACGACGTTGCGAAAAAATGGGCCGATAAATGCAACGTGTTCATATGCGATATTCGTGTTCCATCTGAAAATTTGGAAGAGAATGAGCAGCAAATTACCGATGATATGTACACGCAAATGAAGTGGACTCAAATAATTAACGCGGATTATACAAGCCTTAAATTTCGCCCGCCTTATATTAATAACGACGCCGATCGTGCAAAATATGCGGATTATAAATATATTGGCGGCGATGTTTATTGGGGAATATATCCGCCAGTTCAATCGACTGAAGGCCGTTTAATATCGTCAAAAAAAGACATCTCAAATGGGCCGGTCCCCTTTAATGCCGAACATTATCAAGACGCGTGCTGCCAGCACAATATACGAAGGGTATGGCAAACGTGCAAGCCGTTTGCGGGTGCAAATAATGTGCCCGGTTTTGATCGCTGCCTGGATTGTTCGTCCGAAGCTGAGCAATGGAAGTTAATGATAGCCGATGGCTATGCGCCATTTAAAACAATCGCCGAATGTATGAATTGGTTAACTGATATTTGCGGGCAGTCTTTAGTGTATGTTATGAAAACAGCAACTGTTAAAACTTCTGTAACCCCCGGCATTAAAATGCATGGAATTAATAGGACTGCCCCAAGAGTACAACGCGTTTCCGAATTAATGCCTATATGGCGCGATCATATTGCTTATCATAATAAGGATCAAGAAAGCATAAGAGCGGATCAAATTAAAAAAAGTAAACACGTGTTCAAGGGCCTAGGCAAGTAGGCTGCGAGAATGGATGTGATGTGACTTTTTTAGTTGCTTGCGATGCGGAGCGGGACACCGTACAATTGAATGGTACCCTTGGTATCGAGGTCGGCACCATCAAGATCGTTCAATGGGAGAATTTTGCCCTTGGGAGCCTTCGCGCGGATGCAACTTGCGCGGATGCATCCCACTGCCGAGAGTCCGTAACCATCAATTTTGACGCGTTCCATTTCCATATAGTGATTGCCATCACAAAGAGAATTGTGGCAGAATTCACCGAGGGTGCAATCTCGCTTCGCTGCACGTGTAAACTCACGAGCAACGATCAGTTCAACGAGCTTCTCAAGTGACAAACCTTCCTTGATCTCCTCGCGGTTTCTGGAAATCATTTCCATGCACACGGGAAGCAACATGGGTACTCCTTCGATCTCCACAAGAGCAAAGATCTTGGCCAAGTCTGGCTTATCAGAATTTGTACCTCCCTTCTTCAGTACGGAATTGCCGAAGTTGATAGCTGATGGGTTACACTCACTGTAATATTCCTCACAAATGGTATTCATTGCGCCGACAATGGTCATGACCATCTTGACGACGGTGGGGACAGTTGGATTTATAGGCACGGTAAAAGTGCCATACTCGGGAAATTCATCCTTAAAACCCTTCCCCTTGAAACCCTGCTTCTTGGGACCCTGCCCCTTGGCGACCATGTGGAGATTAAACGTCCCCGAAAGGACTGCTAAACTCTTAACCTTTGTGGCTGATCCTATAGCTGGACCAGAAGACGCACCATCGCTGATGGGCTTCTTAACAACGGGAGCGGGGAGGGGAGTCGTGTTAGTCGCGACGATGTGAGTAATTCCCAACTCCGCGAGCTTTGTCACAACGTCGCGAGTTAAAGTATACCAACCTTTGGGCAGTATACTAGCGACGGTTCGAATTGCAAACTCGGTGTCTTTGGTGTCTTGCATCTCGATCAACGCCTCCAGAACTTTGAGCATTCTGCTGATGTTATAACCGCCTTCAATGGTCGTGCCAACTGCTGTAAATAAAGGTAGCAGGTCTCCAACCTCGATTGCCTTGTTGTTCTCGCGAGGCTTGAGCTGTTCGATAAACCCAGCAGCGATGGCAGCAGGGGTAGGCTTCGCAGCAACAGTGGTCCAACCATGTGGGGTAGCCATTTTTTCGATCTTCCAAGTAAATTAAAAATATATAACATTTCAAATATCGTATAAATATAAGCAGTGCAATATAAATGGCCTATTTATGGGACAAGGTAGGAATATGGTCATTAAATGTGCCATATTCCCATACCCTAATTGAATCTGACCATAAACAGGCCAAAACTGTAGCTCAATTATTATCAAAAGTCCCAAACGACCACAATGCTTATATATTGATAGAAATGCGCGGCCTTGCGGCCCTTCCACAGGGCAAAGAAATCCATTTAATAGGTCGAATTGCCCTTATAAAAGAATTAATCAATAATTATAAAAAATATACTAAATTAATTAAAGCAATCGAGCCCTTTGTTAACCCCTCATTTATATTATTACTGGGCGGGGAATATTATCCTATAAATAAACGAATAATGGCCCCTGAATTGGACTTGGCCATATTAATTAAATTATGTGTGCGCGATTTATTAAACACAGACAACCGCGAAATATATGACCTAATGAAGGGCGAGTTTATTAAGTTCCTAAACCGTTTATATGTAGGTGCGCGGGATTATCCTTTATTTTATATGGCCTACGTAACCGGCTTTACAGATATTGAACGTGTTTTATTAATTGAATGTATGCCACAATGTCTAATTGAACGAATCGCCTCAATTAAAGAACAACACTATGATTGGTGTTTATATTGCCCACCACAAATGGCTAGATAATGAATATGGGCCGGATAACTTATATAAAGTCGGTTATAGTTGCGACATCGAACGCCGCTTATCAGATAGTTCGTATACTACTTGCTTTATAGGCGCATGGACTTATAAATATATAAAAGAACTAGACACAAAGGAGCAGGCGGAAAATATTGAAGCCGCCGCACTTGGTAAACTAAACCGCATTGACGGCAAAGAATTAGTAAACAACAAGCTTGATGATATAATATCAGTTATTGAAGGCTTAACCTGCTCAACTGCGGCCGCGCCAATAGAAAACGCAATTACGTTGCGCCCGTATCAGTCAGAAGCTATTTTTTATATTAATAAACGCTTTGAAGAAACCAATAAGGCCATATTACAAATGGCCTGCCGCACTGGAAAAACACTGGTCGCATATAAATGCGCGCCACTGGTCGGAAATATTCTATTTTTCGTGCCAACAATTATGTTATTGCGGCAAACTGCTGTTAAATTAATTGGTTACGGCGCTGATTTGGTGGTAATGGTTTGTAGTGATCATAGCCCAATAACTAACAAAATCACCGCTACAAGCAATCCGGAGCGCATCGCTAAATATGTGAAAGATAATCGCAAACAGTTATTTATATTAGCAACATACCAGAGCTTCGACGCTGTTATTAAAAACCGCTACGAATTGACTATATTTGACGAGGCTCACAAAATGGCGCCTACAATTTCCAAATTGTCAACATATGCTCATTTAGGCAATAAACTTTACATAACAGCCACGCCAACTGCTGAGCTATTAAAACAAGGAGACATATGTTACAGCTACTCATTGGAACGCGCAATAAAAGAAAATTATATAAATAACTATGAAGTAATATATTTGCCCGGCGACGACTTGATTAGCCAAATTATTTGCGCCTTAACAAGTAGCCGCAAACTACTTGTTTATTGCACGTCTGTTGCTCATATTGAAGACATATACAATAAACTTCTCGAAAGGGGCGCCAACTGTATTAAATCGCACTCGGGAATGAAGCGCGGCGACCTTGTGCGGGCGATTGAAACTTTTCAGTGCGACGGTAATCCATGCGCACTTATTAATTGCAGATTAATACAAGAGGGTATCGAATTGCCTGCGCTTGATGCTGTATTTTTCACAGCGCCAAAATATAGCGAAGTTGATTTAATACAGTGCATATGCAGGCCGCTAATGATATGTGAAGGAAAGCCGCCCATATCTAAAATCTATGTCCCCGATAAGTACATTTGATTTGCCTATTTATTAAGTATCTTAATGGGTAAAAATCAGCGCAAAAAGGAGGCGGCTAAAGAGGCAGCAAAAACCGCCTCCACTGCGATTTACCCAGACAATGTATTTAAGGAATGCCCGCCCGACCTGGTGCGTGTATATCCTTGGCTTTCGGGATTTGACCTAAATACCACGAAATACGTTGAGTATGGGCGCAAACCGAGAGCAGAACGGGCAGCCGAAAGCTATGACGATGTGGACAAATTGGCAATGGCCGCAGTAAATGTATGCTTAGGAAGAACAAGTAACGAATATGAATTAATTGACGAGCTATTGGACGATATTGTTAATGTTGCTGAAATGCTGCGCATTAATAAGGTCCATTTGCCGCCATGCAATCACGGTTACATGTTTCCAAGCCTAGATTTTACGCGCCCCGTTACCGATAATCCGCCAAGCTACTGTTACTTGACCGAGATTGACAAAATATATGACTTACCGGATTTTGCAGACCTAACGCGATTATGGTCCATATTTAACAAATACGAATATTCGATGCCCGATTTAATGTATAGCTGGCCGTATCGTTTAGACGAAGAGAATTATTATATATGCACATCGGTATTTAACCAGGCCGAAACGATCAACCACTTTGTAACGTGGCTTTATTATTATGATAATCGCGACCGCTTTGAATTAGAATATTTAAGAATGCTTACAAATAGATTTGGAGTATTTTATATACTAGTGACTGTGTTATTTCATTCTGAATGGATGAAGTCTGTTTAGCGTGGCGCGGCTTTAATGACGAAATTAAATTTAAAATTATAATCGAAATGATAGGCGAAATGGCGGTTTATGACTTGCCGTTGGGCAAAGCTATAAAATGGGCAGGAAACGAAGTACCTTTAAAATTACTCGCATATATGGACATCGGTCTGGCGGCAAATGAACATATGATTACAAAAGCCACATATTACATTATTGATGCGATCGGCTTTGATTATGTTGCGGAGTACTATTTTAAATATATACACCACTACCGTAAGCTTACATTTTCCACGGTAGGCAAAGCGATTATGCAAGGCCTGCCCGCGGATGGTAATATTTTTAATTGGCTAAAAAATATATACAGAGCGGAAGGACGGCACTTAATTTTTATTTTTCATATGTGCGCCGGATGTCATTTATGTGAAATATCGCACCGGATATATAGCGCGATTGACCAGTTAAACCGAATCGGGCGACTCGATCAATTAAAGGCCGAAATATTGAAATCGCTGCCCGACATCGCAGAAGATCAATTTAATATAGAATATGGCATGGTAATGCCTTTAAAATTATGTAACCTATACGAGAATGAAATTAAAAAAAAACTTGACCGTTTGCAAGATACTCTGTCAAGTGGAGAATTCGACCCAAATGAGAGCGGCGGATTTCCTCTGTATCCCAACGGTAACCATTATATTAGTTAGGCCGGCCATATTGAAGTATGCCCCGTATTTTTCAATTTGCTCTGGCGTAATCGTTTGGTTTAAATCATGCGGGAACTGAAATGTAGGGTAAGACTCTTGCAGCGAGCCAATGTAACTATTGCGCTGTTCTGCAAATCTTTTAATAGGCGCGGAGTCTAATTCCTCCGCAATTGCGATTTTTGAAAGAGCAACGCAGATGTCAATAGTGCTCGCGGGTTTGTCCGAAAACTTAAAATCCTTCATTAAGCGGTATTCGTATCTAAACACACTCATATTAAAATATAAAATCATATGAATGGGCATAAGTGCGCATTGCTCAATGTCCTCCAAAAGCAGCCCGGATAGTATCGAGGCGTTGTTTTCAATATATTTTTTAAGTTCGTTCGCGCTTGTAATACTCGCAAATTCGGGCATTTTTAACATAAAGAATTTGCACGAATTGCACTTATTGCAAAACTCTATAAAAACCGGTTTTTTCATTAAATTAATGGCCGCTAACTGCAACTTGGTTATTGGGCATCCGGGCGATGTCATTTCGGCAATAAATAACAACCATAATATTAATCAAATATAACTAAAAGACCGCTCCCAAAAATTAAGCAAATTATATAGCGAACGGTCGCAATACTCAATATTGCTATTGTCGGTCAATAATATTTCAATAAGTTCTTTAACTCGTTTTGGCGGCTTAATTAGCATTTCGATAGTATGCGCCACATTTAGATACCTTATTATGTGTGATTTGTCATATACTTCTATTATACTATATTGTTTTTTTATTAATTCGTATGCCTGCTTTCCTTGCTCATAATCGGCTTCGTCAAATTCGGCGCGCAACTTAGAACGTATATATGAGTGAATTTCGGCGACGGACCGCAATTTAAATATTTTGTGCCTGAATACATTTGATAGGTCAGAGTATATGTATAAATACTGTTCGCGCTCGAGGTCCGTAGATGGTTGAATTAATGCCAATTCCTTAATTTGTATCACATCGCCGCAGCCCCCAAAAAACATAGCGGGGAATTTTAATAACCAGGCTATGAATAATGTAATTAATAAAATAATCACGCCCAGTAAAAAAAACATACTATATCTATATAATTTATCATTTATTTTAATTGAAGTAGTCCGCTTTTTATTGGCATTCCAAGCGCTAACATTTTTTGGTCGGTCTGCATTTTCCTTGCCATCAGATTATATATTTTAGTTGTCGCAATGAAGTCTTTCCATTCCGAACCTGCTTTATAAATCTTTGTGGGGGCGGCCTTTGCGGTTTTGTTGGCGGCCGTACTTACAAATAACTGTTCGCCTTCTGGTGTTTTACGCAAATCGACGTATAACCTCGAAGTAACGGCCTCTGGTTGAATGCCCATAAGCACAAACGGATGATACTTATACATTCCCTCCCAATCATAAATATCCTCTCCGATAATAAATAATTTGTAATCAATCGCCGCATCAATTAATATAAGCGTTGACGCGTCCAACGTGGTTTCTATGCCATTTGGCCCATTAGTTCTGCAATGTTTGTCCAAAATTAAAGTAATATCGGCCAAACTTAATGATGGATTTTCCGTCTTTGCAAACTTATCGGGATCGCATTCGGGCACATCAAATAATGGGCGCTCGGAAAACGCTTCTTCAATTTGGGCAGATGTTAGTAGTGGGATTGATACTTTTTCACCAGCGGGTTGTATTGAATAATCCATTTTTATTTATTTTCCTTGCAATCCTTTAATTATACGTTCCAATTCTTCCTCCTTATCGGTCGTGTGTATTGAGGCAACCACTGCGAGAAGAACAAACAAAACCAATAAGAGGACAAACAAATATGGCGCGTTCATTGCCGCATTTCCCGCCGCGTTTGCTGTTGCTTCTCCCAAATTACAGGATTGTTTAACATTATTCGCGATATTTTGAGAACCGCCGACCTCAATCATATTTATGCATACTGGCGCACTTCTGCATTCTGAATTAAGGGATGGCGTCCCTTCGCTCCACGCATAGGGTTTATATGCAAACGCGGTATTTGCACATACGGCCATATTGACTTGCGGGCATGGTATCGAATTATTTACACATGAGCAATATGTTAAACGGCTATATGGCAGCTGGCTGCAGTAGCCGAATCCTTCTGGTGCACTCCCAACAATGGCGTCGCACGCTTCTGTAGGTGCACCCTGCAAACATGTCATAAAATCAGTTGGAAGACTAGTTAACGCAACTGTATCGGGTCCAAATTGGGCCCATGATGTCGCTGACATTATATATGTATATAAATATATAATGGAGATCGGGATTATTCAGGATTATGTTGACCTTCGTCTTCCAGTACTTAATAATATCGTAGTGCCTAACTATTTGCGCGAAATAAATGATGTTGTAAAATCGCGCCATCGGTGGCGCAAAATTGCCAGCGCTGTTGAAGCATCCGCACAGATTGTTTTAGCGGCTGCGTCCGTTTTGGCATTTTCTGGTGGGTTTTTCGAAAACCCGCTATTAACTTATTTTGCGGCTTGCTGCACAACTTTATGCATGGCTCTTGGCAAACTTTCAACATACGCCGAATCTGAATGTGTCGAGCGGAATACTATATTAACGCGCCTTCTTGAGCGCATCAATATTGGCGCAATGCCTAGTATATCCAGTGAAGCGCCTCCAGATGATTCCCCACCAAAATCTGCAATAAATAGCGAGCCGCCAAAAAATAGCGAGCCGCCAAAAAATAGCGAGCCGCTAAAAAATAGCGAGCCGCCAAAACTTGACGCGAGACGGGCGGCGCATTATGCAGACAGTGACATAAAAAAACAAAGTGCGCAGGATTTAACTACCCTGGTTGACGACATTGAAGCGGATTTTAATCGATTGGGTAACGCATTTGTCGAAAAACACGCATCGCGTATTTAAGCGCAGTTGCACGGTGATTGGCGCTCCTGTACTTCAATTCTATATTCGCCATCAATTAGAGTTATCATATTATGCATGCTAAGAATATCACGGGCAATGTCACCATGTGGCGGTGAATTAATAAAGCGCTCTATTCTATGCAGCCCGGCTGGAGATGCAATTTTAAACGCAACTTGCATATAACATGTAAAACACTTTTCATTTATAAATTCAGGCACTAAATATAAGAAATCTATAATTTCAACGGCATTATATTTTTTATCAAAACGCGCATTCATATAGTTTATTAAATTAGTAATAAAAAACAATCCATCCATTGTGGATGTAATTAATTTAGACGCAATCAATTCACAGTATTGTTGAGTAATGTCAGCGCTTGAATATTCACCAAACGTTAGTATATTTGTTGCCGAATTGCATTTATGGCCGTCTTTTGCCATAGACTGACGGCGTTTTATAAACTTATTTATTTCGTCTGGAGTGTCTAATAAATGCAAATATAGACGGTCGCAACTTTGGCAATTACCTAACATTTTTAGCGTAGTCGTTAATACTGTTTATATATATGTCAATTTTACTTTCCTTTTTAGCAGGTATAATTTCATTTGCTCGACTGGCCCAAGTCCACCAAAAATAAGCAAAAATAACAATTAACACTAAAACTATTAGTGCGTACGATATCCCTAATTTTGGCATTTGTATATAATGCCGTTATTAATTTCTAATAGTTTTTTTATTTTTATGCGCTAAGCGAACCGCTGGCACTAATGCCAGTTGGTCCGTTTCCACGTCCCTTGCGTCCAGCGGCGGCATGAACCAGTGAAGGATCGGCACCCGCGGAGTGCACATCAATCGCGCCCATACTTGCAAGTGCCTGAACTTGCGAAACGCTCTCTGGGTGCCATGTGCCGCCGCATGTCATGGCTGACGCTGCGCCGCTCTCTACGCAATGTGTCATTGTATGGCCCGAGGGGTCGGTATATTGCACTGGTGATTGGCCAGCTGGACAAGTGGGCTTAGTTGGGAAGTGTGGGTTAGCACGAGCAGCGGCAGCCGATTGGTGAATAGTAGTGGCGCGGTGCATTGAACCGCCGTTACCTGAATCATCACCTCCTAAATGCCAATTTGGCTGTGGTCCTGTAAATTTCTTTTTGCCGTGGGCTGGTGTCGGTGCTGGTGGAGTAGCGGGAACGCCGGCGGCGGCCGCTCTACAACCACCGCGCTTGTAATCATATGCAAACCAATAACCGAGTGCAAGGATTAAAACGACGACAACGCCGATTAAAATGTTTGTAGTTTGTTGATCTCCGCTGGGCATCTCAAATTAACAAGTAAATGTATGTGTATATATTGCCGGCAATAAAAAGATAAAACGAAAAAAAATAATATTCTAAATTTGAATATAAGAAGTATAAATAATTAAATCCCAACAATTATGGCCGCGCATGTTTCCGAGTCTGTATTATTAATTAGAAATGTAATTAATTATTTGTTTCCTTACCGCGGCATTAAAATGCAAGAAGGCCAAGATATAAAGGCCGAAAATATAATTTTAAAAATGTTAAATAATCACTATTTCAATATAATCGGCTTAAAGGACACCCCTCGCGGAAATCGCTCGCTTGTTTATGTGTATTTGCTAGACAATGATCCAACAAAGGTTAACGTAAACTTGCCCGTAAAAAATAAACCGGATTTTGCCAAGCTTATGGAAAATATAATAAAGGACCCCAAATTAAATATGGTTGACGAAATCATTATATTGGCGCCGGATATATTCTTTTCAAAAAAAGCTATTATGTTGTACTTTAAAGAATTGATCGCCAAGGAAGCTACCGAAGTATATGACGAGGCCGGCAACAAGCCATATTTTACAGCAAGCCGCAGCGATTTATTTTCCTTTAATTGGCCCGCTCATGAATCGACATTTAAGCACGAAATAATGTCTAAAGAAGAAGTCGCCTCAATGATGGCACGCGAACGCATAACAATGGATTCGCTTCCTATACTTAATGTTGATGATCCAGCATGTGCATGGATTGGCGGCCGAATTGGGCAAGTTGTAAGAATAACAAGATTGTCCGAAATAACGGGCATAAGCATTATATACCGACGTATAAAATAATTATTTAAAGTCCATTGGGAATTCTCCCATTGCCTCCAATACCATCGCGTCGTGTTCTTTAAATGTTTTTTTATCATTAAGTCTGTATGCTTTTTTGGCGACTCCTTGAATATTAACATTTTTCATATAGTTCGCTAAATAGTTCGGGTCTTGGCTTTCAACAGCGGCAGTCACTAAGTCGTTAACCTCTTTAACTACCGGCGCGACTTTATCTAAATATCCCTCGTAGGCCGGTACGTCAATTGTTTTTATGTCGACGATTTTCCAAGGCAATGCGCCATAGAAATAATGTTTAATATCGGGCGCTCCAACTAAATCGGCGGATTTTTCCCACTTCGTTAACGTTGCATCAACGTCGCAACTTATGTCCGATATTTCTACATGTGAAAACTTTTTAATTTTTCTATTTGTAATGTCGTTTATAAGCAGTTCAATATCTTTTTCCGATGCATTTGTAAAGAAGTTAATTCCGTCCGCTGGTGGAGTTGTCGTAAAAAGACCAATCATGCCCCACGCCACGCAATTTGTTTGAACTGAGCTATCTTTATGGATCGCGTCATAATCCGCGCTGGAATTTAATTGGTCGATTCTACATTTTCTAATTTTAACATCAATGAATAGGCCGCGCGTACCCGATGGGCTGAATTCAATGCCGGCCCACACCTGCGGGGCATACTCTAACGGGATTATATCTTTTGGTGACCGCCTCAATGGGCACTTGATTTCGATTAACGTAGGTTGGTAATATTTAATTAATGACTTATCTTCGCCTTTCTTCCATAATGTACCATCGGCCTTGACCGAACCAACAATATAACCGTCGGGACTATAGCGAAAACCTGGCCGGCTCATTATGCATATTTCAGTACCGATGGGCTCACATTCATATAAAAAGCCTACGTATTTCGCGGCAACGTCTTCGAAGAGCGTGCCCCATAAACAGGCCAAGCCGCTAATATCACTATATTTTTGGTTAACTATATTTATTTTATTTGCGACTATGTCATAAAAGGTTGAATATTTATTTTTACCAGTTATTGCGGCTAATTCTGAACCGCCAACCGTGCGCCCTAATTTGGCTTTCCATTGCTCGTCGCGCTGTTTCATGCCTTCATGGGAGGCAATGAACTTAGTCAAAACACTGTGACACTCTTCAAAGGTGTCCATTGTTATTATCTATTTATAGGGCCGTAAAGTTCAAATGTATCATTTTGCCGATAAACTACAGAAAGCTGTTTTTTACTCAAAAACAGGTAATATTTCACACTTGTATATACTGCGTATGTTGAGTCAATTATTTTTAATGAATCGAATGAAATTATGCTTGGTAATTCTTTAAAATAAAAAGCAATACAGCCGAGTGTTAGCGGCAGTCGTATTGGCATAATATCGGCCGTTATTGAATTAAAGTCTTCGGAAAATTGGTAATGTGTAAATGGCGCGGGTGATAACTTATTTTTAATAAGCTTAGTTGGATATAAAATAAATTCATAATCCGAAATATTCTGTTCAATGTCAAATTCAGACAGGTCCATTTTTGCAAAATCCGTTTTTTTAACATTTTTAAAATTTGTTATTAAAGTATCAACAACATCGTCGGATAGTTTTAAAAGACTGGCGGCCGTGTGTGTATTTTTACCCATATCAAATCCTGGCGTCGGGCGGAAATATAATATAATGTCAAAATTTGCATATATGCGCTTTAATTTAGATATCGCCCCTTCAAATGTATATCTGCCGGATATTTTATTGGCTTGTTCAAAATAAGATTTATGATCTAACACCGGCCGGCTTCTTCGTGCTACGGACATAATATAAGCACCCTCCGCAGCGCTTACCATATTAAATACGCAATTGTTATTATAATTTTTATTTTTATGTTCATTACCCGAAATAAACCACTCGATGTCGTCGACCGATGGCGGCTCTATGTCCATTCCTTCATATCTATACATCGGATGGGTATGGCCGGTTATGAAGTCCATAATAGCCGGCGTAATAACTTCGGATGAACTGCCGTGTTCTTTGAACACATGCGATATTATTATTTTGCGGCCATCGATTTTTGCGGAATATGCAAATTCGTATTTGTTTTTAATAAGAGGGTAAATTTTCTTATCATAATCTGACCAATCCATATTGATAATATCATATTCGGAATAGTTTAGATAGCGATTAAATTCGTTAATTAAGTCGGCTTTTGTTAAACGCTGTCTTAAATTTAATATAATTTCTTCATTAGCTTTAAAGTCCGAGTGGTGAACAATAAAACCTTCCGATTTTAACAGCTCTAAATATTTTTTTAAATTATAAACACCGATACGGCCGGGTACATTGTTGATTTCTAGCCATTTTGTAATTGTCTTGCCGATTTCTACAGTATTGTAAGACCGCCCCGAGATGCTTTTAATTAAAATAACTACGTCATTAACAGAACAGACATTCCATATGCCGGTATAGTAATTAAAGTATTCATCGCATAAATTCCTTGTTGTAATTGCGAAATAATTATTAAGTGGCATTACAACTAAATTGGCATATCTTGAATCATTGACTACTATTTTTGAATCACGATATAATAACATGACACTTTCGGACGCGTGCTGTAAAGTTCTAAGGTAGTCAATGTCCAAAATTGCCGTTGGTACTTCGTCCAGAGACTCATATAAAATTTTACTGGATGGCGTTTGTATTACAGTATTTGAAGCCGAAGGTAGGCAATTTTTACAATGCAGGTGTTCGGGCGGGCTTTCTTGCGGTGGCGGGCTTTCTTGCGGCGGCGGGCTTTCTTGCGATGATTCGGCAGTTTTCGTATTGTCTGAATTTGGCGCCGGCTGGAAGTTAAAAATATTATCTATAATGGCATTTTCGTTGCGCCATTTTTCAGGATGCTCAATAATGGCGGAACAGCGCTTTATTATTTCATTGTGCAGCTCGTTTACGTAATTAAGGTAATTAGTTAAATGGATGGGCTCGGTGCATGTTTCAGGCGGTTTAACTTCAACTGGCGCAGTTCCCTTTAATTCGCGGATTTTAGCAACTAGCGCGCCGGTGTCATGTGCGGGGGCCGGCGTGTACGTGATCGCGCCCGATAAGCGCTTTTGGTAAATATTAAAAATGTCGCCCTGCTTATCTACTAGTTCATTTATTATATTTTTTAAACATCTTATATGATCATCGCACCGGCAAGTAATGTTATGCATTTTTAGAACGTATTCCGACCAGGCGCCGCCTGTAACGAACTCGGTGCCGCCTACTATTATATTTTTACTCATTTTATATATAAACTTATATCTTACTAAAATATAATATGAGTACTAAGATTTTTAAAACGTTCGGGCTTAGTCCCGACTCATACTGTAGTAGTGGCGAAAGTTGCCTGGATGATAAGGTAAAAAATGCTATTGCCGACGTCGTTAATGTGTCTCCTGACCTTCCTGAGAAAAGCATATTAGAGAAGGCCAAATATTTTACAAACTGCGCAAATATAACATGCACCATTAAAAAGATTGCAGAAAAAAGCGACGTTGTTCAGGAATTTTTGCCGCTTATCTTTGCGTCATTTAAAACGCGCGGGCCACACGATTCAACGGAACTGCTCAGTAATATCAACATTGACGCCGTGCTTTCGAGATGGGCGGCCGAATTTAATGGGTTCTTTAATTGCCAATTTTCGATGATGGATTTTCATGAAGTACCCACACAATTTGGTAAAATATCCCTTGCTAATGTGATGGCCGGAAAAGTGGCCTTGAATATCGGGCCGAATGCGCAAAATGTATATAGGCCGGCGGATTGCTTTGCATGCGTCTTAAATACCGACTTCAGTGGGGGCGGCGGTAAGCATTGGGTTTGTGTTTTTGTGGATTGCAGGCCAGGAGTCGGCAAGCCGTGGACAATAGAGTATTTTAATAGCACCGGAAATCCTCCATGTTCTAATATTATTAAATGGATGGAAAACGCGAAGGAAGTGTTAACAATTTATCGAAAAAAATGCTGCGTCTCCGGCACTGCGTCTGACGCAGTAAGGAGCGGAGTTAAAGAAAGTACAGATTGCAGCGAAGAGATTGCCCCCGGAACAATGCGCGAAGTTAAAGCGTTCCCCGTGTCTAATGTGTGCCACCAGGAATCAAATACCGAATGTGGCCTATATGCTTTATTTTACATAAGGGCGCGCCTAACTGGGCATTCGTACGAAGTTTTTAGAAATGAAAGAATAAAAGACGCCGATATGATTTTATTTAGACAATATATATTTAGATCATGAATAACGAACTAGTGGCATTTATTAGTGCGGTTATTTGCTTTCTTATTACTTTATATTTTATATACATTACAATGGCGCTTTATAGAATGGTTGGCGGCGTCGAGTAATCGATAAAATCCGTATTCTTAACAGGATCGCGGCTAATTAATTTAAATGTGGTTGGGCTTACAATATAGAGCCATTCGACAGAGTCTGACGCGAAAACCGATTTGAGCGCCTTGAACGATAACAATTGTGGAAAATCGCCGTCATTCATAATGGCAACCACAATTTTATTGCTAATGTCAATATCGCGGTGGCGCCTTGAATTGAACGGTTCATTAAATGAATGGGTTGAAAATGTCTGATCGATTTTTATTTTTTTGTTATCGAAATAGGCGCCAGTAAAATTATAATATTCTGGTTCCGGCATAAATTTGCGCAATTCCGATAAGTCCGCGGCCAACAACATTTTAGGCGTTAGTTCAATGCCGCTATTTGATATTTTGGCATATTCGGCAATTGAATACCTTTTTTTGTTAACATTATCGATTGGCCTGGACAAGTTTGCAATAGGCCTGTACATTACGATAATACCGACGGATGCACAATAATGTTTAACACGCGAAACCGCCTCCTCGTTTGTCTTACAGTTAATTGTATTAGCGATATGTTCTATTTTTGGCAGCAAATTACCATTTTTTATTATACTTTTTGACATGGAAAGAATATAAACCCCCTGCCGGGTACAAATAAAGTGCATTGCAATTGCTTTGTGAATAAATGCATTGCCAAACGTGTTTAAATCGGCCGGCGATGGCTCTTCTGTATGATGGTCGCCAGAGCGGCCGGCGGTGTGGGTATGCCCATTAATGGGCTCGTAATAGTTTGGCAATGTATATCCGAGCTGGCCAAGTTCAATGTAAGTTATCCTTATTTTGTTATTTTCAATCACAGCGCAAAAATTGTGCTCATATTCGTGTTCTACAAGGGGCAAAATCTTTTTATCAAATTCGCTCCAGTCCATGTGCAATAAATCATATTCTGAATATTCATAATAGGCCTCGGGCATTGAGCGTATTGTAAAGTAATTATAATACACTTTACTTGGAAAAGCACCGCAATAGAACTTAAACCCGATGGATTCCAGATATTTTCGCAACGCGGGCCCTTCAATTGCGCATTCTTTGCGGTTCTTTAATATCCAATCTGGAAATGCCTCATTAAAGGTCGGTATTTTAATTAACATCTTATTCGTGGTATCAAAAACAAAACTATTAGGTTCGTGGATCGTTGCTAATGGCGAACATATGCGCGTAAAATCCGCGTATGTATAAAAACTGCGCTTGTTTGCGTTACTTTTGCGGCTAACAAAATCGGGCATAGTAACAAAATATCCCGGTTTAATATCCTTTAAAATACACTCTTTAAATTTCAGGAACATTTTAATATTTGCCTCTTCTTCACTGGCCGCTTCAATGTTTGCTAATTTGGTTAAACGTTCAAGATAAGGGCCCTGCTCGAGCTTCATAATGGCCATATATTCGAATGCCATAAAACTTGGAATAAAGCATATTTTTTTATCGTGGTTTTTTGCGGATCTCTCGCATAGTATTAATTCGTTATATATATCTTCGCGGCCGATTAACTCGACAGACATAATATTTTATAATATATAGAATGGATTTAATCTTGATCGTTTCTTTAATTATTGTTTTGTTATTAACCGGGCTATATGTATATAAAACGGTCTTTTTATCGGGACCAGCTCCGCCACCCGCTCCCGCCGAGCCTGGCGCGCCAGCCGACCCTCCCAAAATCTCCGATAAATGGCAAACACCTCCGGCCATAAAAAGTTTCCTAGCAAAATCCTGTGAATTTCCAGCATATTTCGATGCGGTACCTATTCATGATGGCCCACATAATATATTATCATATCCAGACCACGAGGAATTGCATTAATTGAATGTCTGAAACAATAACATTATTAACCATGGCTGGCAAAGAATCCATTTTTAAGATTGTTGATGCGCGCGAGCACATAACCGCAAAGGCAATGTGGGCCGGGTCGCTCAAACGCGAACTAATAAAAGGAATAATTGGCATGGATAATAACGCAATTGTTAATATCATAACTGAGCAGGTTGAAGCTTTATTGAAGGCTTTTAATGAAATTATTGTAAACGCTAGCGATCATTATCTGGGATCAATTGAAGAGATTATAAACGAGTACCGTGTAACATCAATAAAAATAAGCTTTGATGCCGAAACGGGAATATTTAGCGTTTTCAATAACGGCAAGGGCGTGCCAACTAGTGTCCATAAAGGCGCTAGCGTTGGCGGCAATATTATATATGAACCGGAGGTTGCTTTTTCAAACTGCATGGCGGGAAGTAATATAGTAAAAGAAAAAGATAATGTTAAGGGCGGTATAAACGGATTAGGTGCCAAAATTGCTAATATTCATTCCACTTGGTTTAATATTAAAACCCTATCATATGATAACCGCAATATTAAGCAGTTGTATGAACAGAAATGGGAAAAACGAATGACGGTAAGCAATCGGCCGAAGATTGTGCCGGCCGACGATTACGATGCGGAATTTACTGAAATCACATTATTGCCCGCATATAAAGAGCTTGATTATTTAGTAAATAAAAGCGGTCTGCCCGATAAAAACACGTTACTTGACATTCAGCGGTGGTTAAGACTACATGCGCATTTGACTGCCGCATTTGTGGGGTCGGCCGTTGAAGTTGAGTTTAACGGCGAGGTATGTGAAACAAACTGCGCAAATAAACTCGCCGAGCTCATGGCCACGAAATACGTTGTAGATCCAGACATTATGAAAAACGTTGTTATTTCATCGTTTCAGCTACATTCGGCCATTTATCGAAATTATGTCTGGCAGGTCGCCGTAGTAATTTACCCAACCGATGTAAAAACGCCCAATCTCTCTGATTTGTCAATAGTTAATGGCGTGATCAGTTACAAAGGAGGTAGCCATTTAACATATATCCGCACTATTCTTAAAAAAGACATTGAGGAAATTATACAAGAACATAAAAAGACTGGCGACAAATTAAAAATGGATGACATATTTAAGGGCGTGCAGTTGATATTTCTCGGCGCTATTCCCGGCGTTGATTGGGGAAGCCAAAGCAAAACCGATATAGTAATCCCACCCGCCACACTGAAGGCCTGGACAATTAATCGCGCCACGATATCGGACATTGTTGCCCATATTTCATTGCGCGTAATTGTGCGCCCCGAAGTGCAAACCAAAAAAATAGTATTAAACGAAAAGAAGTTTAAACCGGCGACCGCCCCGGCAAGTAAAAAGCATTTAACATCAATTATGCTTGCGGAGGGCAATAGTGCAATTTCGCTTTTGGTTGCCGGTCTGTCCGCTTTGCCGGTTGCCGCTCCTGGAGATCCCTCATTTGAGTGGTTTGGTTATTTGACTCTCCAGGGCGTCATTCCCAATGCGGCCAAGGGATTTACTGAAATAGAATCCGTATTGGGTAAAATGCAAGTAATGAAAGACGCACTTAAAAAGAACGAACGCCTGAACACTTTAGCGAGCACAATCGGGTTAACATTCGGCAAGCAAACTGCGGCGACTATTGCCGCAATGAACTATGGTAAAATTATTATTTGCGTTGATCAGGATTTGGACGGTGCGGGCAAGATTGCCGGCCTGGTGCTTGTGTGGCTACATACATGTTTTCCGGGCATAATAGAAGCCGGCTTGGTTTATAAGTTCATTACGCCTTTAATTAGGATTTATGAGCGCGACGGCGATCCGCCACTGGCCGAATTCTATTCCGATCTAGAATATAAAGAATGGTTGGATAAAAATCCCAACTCTCCGGCACCTAAGTATTATAAGGGTTTAGCCGCTCATAGCCAGGAAGAAACCGCGCGAATGTTCGAGCCTGCAAACTTCAAGCGCCATTTATTTAAATACGTGATCGATGGTGACGCGGCCACCGCTTTTGACATATATTTTGGAAAGAAGGCCGCGCTTCGGAAAATCGCACTGGCCACGCCCCCACAAACATTGTCGATTGCGCGGCGATTGGAATTAAACACTAATCAAACCATTCCAATAGTTGAAGAGCAATTAAATATAGACACAAACAGTTACAAACGCGATGCAATTTCTAGGCAGATCCCAAGCCTGATTGACGGGCTTAACCCCGCGCGTCGTAAAGCGGTATGCGGCGCCGAAATGCGCTTTGTTGGCAATGCTGACGTGAAGGTATTCCAAGTTAGCGGCTTCTCTGCCGATAAAATGTTTTACCACCACGGCGATCAGTCATTTAATGCGACCTTTATTTATATGGCGCAGGCATACACTAATGCGCGTAAATTCCCGCTCATGCTCGGAGTTGGCATTTTCGGTAACCGTCACGGCGGTGAAGCTGGAGAGGCCCGATATGTTGGCGTTAAAAGATCGCCGTTTTATTCCGCTATATTTCCGAGCCAAGACAAGTACTTTTTAGAATATGTCTATGAGGACGGCTGTAAGGCCGAGCCGCGTAATTTAGTGCCCGTCGTGCCTTTAAGTATTCTCGAATCCAATAACAATGTTAGTGAAGGTTGGAAGAATGTGACATTTGGGCGCGATTTAAACAAAACCATCGAGGCGGTTAAGGGCTTTATTAGTGGCGATTCTCTTTTACGAGCCGCTTCGGTGGCCATTACTGATGAGATCAATGCGGGCGAATATCGTTTATCGGCAGCCGCTAAAGTCAAGTTGGCAACTGCGCACGCTAAATGGCCGCTACCCATTGATACTTACGGATTTAAGGGCCCAATAAAAATGGTCGGCAAAAATAAATATAGCGTGGGCACGTATGTTATGCAGCCCGACGGAAACGTATTAATTACGGATCTTCCGATTGGTTATAAAACGATAACATATAAAGAAGTATTGGCAACGCTTGATGAAGTGACCGACGTTATTGATACATCGGGCGAAGATACTATTAATATTTTAGTAAAATTGGCACCAAACGCAATCCGCAACTTTGAAGAAAGCAGGGCGGCCAATATTGCCGAAGTTGGCGAATTGGACGCAATTGAGCATGGTTTAAGACTGCGCCTGAGTGTCATGCCTAATTTAAATTTCTATACAGACCTTAAAACGGTTATTGAGTTCGATAATGACGATTCTGGATATTTGGGCGCGCTTCTTTATTGGGCGCCGAAAAGAGTCAATTTATATGTACAGCGCATTAGCCGAGTTAAAGAGATCGCAACCCTTAGAAAGATCGAATATGAGAACATTATTAGATACATTAATTTATTTAATCTCGGCCGCCCTGACGAAAACGCGTCAACCGCCAACCAAGCGCGACCGCGTAAATTTACAAACGAAGATGAAATGAGTGAATATCTTGCCGCTGAAAACTTCCAACCGCTCAATACAGCAATATTAAACGCCCCTGATATGTGCACTAACATCACCGAAACGGCTTTAAATTCGACAAGTTTCACATATTTGTTTAATTTGCGGTCGAGCGAGTTGACGGATGCCGCGGCTGCTAAGTATGCCGAAAAAATAAAGGAGCAGCAGATTAAAATAGACGAGGCCGATGCTATATTAAATGAGAAGCCCACGCCATGCGCCAGTGTGTGGCTGCGCGAAATTAATGACTTTATGACGGTTGTTAAGGATTATCGTGAAAAAAATATTAAAACTGGCCGAAAGAAGCCGACACAGGCGAAAGCGTCAAAGGCGCGAAAATAGTTTAAACCTTTAAATCTTCTTTGATGCGTTGAATTCTTTAATATAATCATACATTGAGTATTTTTTTACGGACAATTTTTTAATGTCTTCGCTTATTGCGTCCAAATCCGCAATTATGATAACAATGGCCTTGGCGATTACATGTTTTGGCGGCTCGGAATAAACTATATTAATGGTAACATCTTCGTTATGGCTACCATCTGTCGATGTTGCTGTAATATTGCTATCGGTCAAATTATACATGTATTGGACAAGTAAATTGCCAATTGTCACGGTCTCTTTTGGCAGCTTTAAAACGGCCTCGTGGCGGCCATCTTTTTCAAATATCTTATACAGGTCGCGATCATCTAAATTGATGTTTCTGAGGCGATTGCGCAGGCAAATAACGGCGCGCTGTAAAACGGCCTTAACTTCGGCTACTTCGCCGTATGTTGCGGGGATGTAAAATTTAACGTGATGGTATTTGGGGCAGGCCATTTGCGAAGAAACTTTAAAGCCTGACCGAGTCGAATGCAATAATTCCGAGTCTTCTTCTTTTTCAATATCCAATGGAACGCAAACAGCGCCGCAGCACGCATTATATTTAGCTAAACCAACTCCACTTTCGATTTTGTAGCCTTCGATTTTTAAAGATTTACCGGGCTGAAGATCCGCGATTTTAAATGTGGGGTTAAATATAGGCCGGATTTTGTGTTTAGTCATTATTTCAATATCTCCCGCATACACTTCCATAAGTGTTGCGGACTTGTTCTCTACGTTCAATTTAAAAGCGACTTCGGTCAAAACATCTTCTGGGATAATTGGCACCAATGGCAACAATTCAATGCGCGCGTTTACTATATTATATGACATAAATTTATCTGTGTTTTCAGAGTACTTATATGCGTCAAATGGCACTGATATAGCGTAACCCGGCATTTCAGATAAGAGAACGCGTCTAAACGCGTTGGCCATCGAAAGTGGGCCTTTAATCTTCATGTGCACCCTAGAAGGCGCGATTGGTAGCGCAGTTAGGCCAGCGAAGCATTCTGGCAATTCCGGAATATCCGTCAATGGACTATAGAAATAAATGATTTCCGTAATGTTGGCCATCAATTAAAATTTACACTTAATAATATAATAAGGTTTATCAATTTCAATTGTAATAAATTTAAATGTTTTTATACGTAAGCGCGCAGGAATCGTCTGAAGAAATAAGCTTAAAAACGCTTAAATATGTGGACGAAAACAAGATTAACATTCACCGGCATTTTGGTGCGCCAATCATGGCCAAGGTCGTCAATTCGGACAATCTCGACGAAGTGAAGTTATTGGGCATAACGGCATTGCCCGCGCTATATCATGAAAAGCGGATAATAGACGGTTGCGATGAAATTATTAATTTCTTTAAAGATACTTTAGAGGCGCAGCAAAAAAAACATATGACTGTTTCCGATTCACGGGCGGCCTCTCGTCAGCCAGTTGATGAATTTGATATAAAGGAGACTATGTCGAGAATGGCCGACACTCATGTTGATCGCGATGATGACGACGCGCCAAGTTCAAGCGATCTTGATAGTAAATATAGGGCGGCCCTTAAAATGCGCAAAATATCTACCGATCAGGCGCCGGGCAGGCCATCAAAAGAAGTAAAGGAAACCGCGCACGAACAAATGCAAGAACCAGTTCGCGAAAGTGCAAAATTACCAAAAGCTCCAATTATTCCTGAGGACAATGATGACCAATTAATGTTGGATAAGTTTTATTCTGACATTTAAAAATGCGATTCGGTCTGACATTGATTCGGTCTGACATTGATTCGGTCAATAATCTAATGTGCTATTGTCAAGTAGTCGATATATAGGTTACAAATGTCATTAACCGCCTCTGCATATCTGCGGCACTTTGTTTGGTCGCGCTCTTCGCTTATTAATTTTTTTACCATGTTAAATAACATGTGCGCATCGTCGTTTGCGTTTGGCGGCAATTTATCAGTAGTTAAATGGTGGTTGATAAATTCGCTTACGTTTTCAACTTGGGCCATTTCATCAATTAAATCCTGATGAACTGCCAGCCTCTCGCCAACCTTAATGAACACGCTGAGGGGATCGGCTTCAATGCCCCGTATTAACAATTTATATACGCGCTCCACGTTGAGGTCGGCGGGATATGCGCGCTTGACAACAACGGCCAAAAATTTAATTTGGTCGGTCGCGGCCGTGACCAATTTAATAATTTGATTTTTATTTGTGGACATTTAATATGCATTTTTAATTTTGAACGTTTAATATATAAAAAAATAGCATGTCAGGAAAAGTTAGAATTAAGAAGTGCGCGCGAAATGCGCTAGCCGATAAGGATGTTATTGAAAACTTTCAAGGGCTA